CACGATTTGTACGGCAGTGGATTGAAAACATCACGATTCTTAGGGCAAACTCAGACCCCAGAAGGGATCTCAAACAAACCTAAAAAGGTAATGTCCAAAATCCACTCCAAGGAATGAAATTCGACGTATTAAATGCATATTACAATGCACACCTGCGACCGTGCCACAGGATTAATCCAAATGTCAACATTTTACAAAAAGTTGATCACGACTTAACGATCCGCAACTTTATATGTGATCACGACTTAACGATCCGCACACAATGTCGATAAAATCTACATAGGACTTAAATTACTGCTCTTTTAAAAGAAAGTTTGAAATTGAGACTGCTTAAGCAGCAGTTGGAATAGTGACATAATAATCAACTGTTGGGCAGCAAAGCCACCACAAACAAGTGAAATCAGGTCCAGTACCAGCGTAAGTGGTAAGAGTAAAAACATCAGTGACAGTATTTGCCACATTCTGTTTCATATACACCTCCATGAAAGTGCATTCTTGATTTGTCTGATCGTTAGAATTTCCATTATTGGAAGAACTTGGATCAGGATAAGTGAGGTTGACGCCACTCATCATTGGATAATTCCAATTGATGGCAGCGTTAGTTTGACTATTAGTAAATGTTGCTCCAGCAGTCGCACAATGTGGAATATGAGTATTGAGATATCTAACAGCGGCATTTTTATTACCGCCAGTATTTAATCCTGAATCATATTTCCCGATGCGGTCACTAGCTCGAGTAGTATTCGTAAGTCGTTGTATGCGCACATCTCCAATATATGGATATAAGTCCGCTGAAGTATTGGCATAGTAGTTCACGCTTCCGCGCATACCACCATACATTGCTGAAAAATAAGTGATTGGATGAGTGGGTGTGAAATTAAAATTAGCATTTCCAGCCACCAACAATTTAACAGCAGAAGATTTACCACTCGGATCAAACCCGAAAGTGGGAGGTAATCTAGTGAAAGATTTGGTAAACAAAGAAACACGAGTATCACCTTGTTTTTCCATAGTTGAAACATCATACAATGAATATCGGTGCAAAAGGGACCTCAATGAAGGGATCCGTTCACCAAAATTTAAATCATAACGATGTTCATGACGACTACCAGAATCACCCATGACCACTTCCTGCGCGACCATATCGACTTCGTCTTTGGCCTGCACATCAAAAAGTGATGGTGGAATTCCACCTGTACCAAGGAAAGCTTTAGGATTGGCAAACTCCAAATTTTCTGCTCCCACCACACTGATAAGAATACCAATATTTTGTGGAGAAACAGGAGACATCAAAGGTGTCAACACAGAAACAATAAAAAGACCATTATCAAATTTTCCAAGAGTTGGATTGACATTACCAATTGTCCAATTAACTGAATCAGGACCTCTCAAGCGTTGAAATTCAAAAGCTTGATGGTATGGCACTCTGAAACGAGCTTTATTGTTCTCACCAATATCCAGAATAGTGGTATAAACAGTATTTTCAGGCAATGCTGTAATACCACTACTTCCAAGGGGGTCCCATGCAATTTTGAGACGTCCCTTATGAAATTTAGTACAAATGACTTCCAATTCAAAAATAATGTCACCACGCCAATGTGTGAAAGCTGCACCCAAATAAGATAAAGGAGTATGATACACGCGATTAGCGCGCGTCACAGCTCCCCCATCTACAACAGGTACAGTTCCAAACAACATTGGGGAAACACGGGCATTAAAAAGGACGGTGCCAACAGCATCTGCTGTCGACCAACCATCCATCACGATAGCACTCTTCTGAGACGTGATGTAATTGATGGCTAGCTCATCCTGATTGGACAGACCATGTAAAGTAGGATCTATAGAAAGTTCCTGTTTAGGATCTAATGCCAATTTTTGAACAGGGGTGGATATCTCACTTGATGCCAAGTGAGCTCCTGGAAGTGGAACCATACCATGAACATCATCAATCACCGGCGTGTTGGTAAAACCAAACATACCAGCGATTGAAGCCATGGCAGAAGTGCCAATTTGTGTTGCACGGGCAAATTTCCCAATAACGGGAATATCCACCATTTTTCCAGATATATCTGAAATAGCAGACGCAACACGAGAAACTGGACCATCATATTCATCTTTAGATTGGAGGGAGAGCTCGGCAGTAGAACCGCTAAGTTCAACATCCTCCAACCAGGCAAATGTATCGATGGTGACAGAAGTGCTTCCTGAAGCTGATGCCACAGTCAGCGGAAAAGCCGTATAATATGTCAAAGTTCCCATTGTTTTAACATCAGCTGCACTATTTAAAGGCAGCCATGACGAATGGCGAAAATATGGAACATGAATTTCACCACCAGAATTATCTGCTGGCATAATCCATGCTCCTGGTAACTGACTATAAGGAATAATTAGAGGATTAGGCGAAACCAAATTGGTCCTAATCTTACTCTTCCTATCACCAGTATTAGCGGCATTAACATTTGGTTCATAGGCTACACGCAAACAACCATAATGAAATGGTGTTGCGTTAATGATGACTTTGATGCACAATTTTGCTCGTAAAAAAGCATAGTTGCGCAATTTATTCAAAATCACCGCATTGTTCAAATACAAGTACCACGGTTCCAAAACGGAACCAAGAACACCATTTGCAGTGGCAGTAGTCCATGTACGAGAATCAATGAGTGTGGGACGACGCAGAAAATGTTCTAGATCAGTATTGGTGGTTGAACCAGAACTAATCAATGGATTGTGAACATATCCTGCATCGTCAATTTCACCTGATGAGTTGTCAACAAAAGTCAAAACTTCAGAAGTTAAGTTTTGACCTTCATTGACAACAATATCAGCTGATTGTAATAATAGAGATTTACATGCATCAAACAAAGAATCTCCCAAAATTGTTTGATGTGTGGTATTTTCTGTAACCACATCAACAGTCTGACTTTCACGGGTCAGCTCCTTTTTTATGTTGTTTTGTAACTATATATAAGACTGGTGAGACAGCTAAATCTCATCAGAATCGAACTGTATTAGTTCAATGCCCTCGGAGGACCGTTTGAAACGTTCAACCAACTCATCAAAGGTTGGTAATGTGGTTTCAGACACATAAAAACAAAAAGGTTCCTGTGAAAGCATTTGTTGGAAAAACTTACGTTTCTCCCCAAATTTCTCTCTTCCATGGAAAAAATACTCATTATTGGCACTCGAAATAACTGCCACCATTTGAGCATATTTGTCAATGGACTTGGACGGAACCCACACAGTGAGAGATTTAATTATGGATTCTTCCTCTAAAGGACAAATCCATGAATCAACATCCTCACTCCACACCCATTTCCGTTTCAAGAATGAAACATCATCGATATGTATAAAAGGCACACTTTCAGATTCTTTATCAGCCATGGTGTATTCCACACCAATCTTGGCCATTTCAGCTTGAATGGCTGTATGATTGAAAAATTCAGCGCGACGACTCACTCCACATGTATTATCATCCCCATAAGTAAACAAATGCACATTCTTTTTAAAGGAATGCACTTCATTCTGGGGTTCAATTTGCAATAACAATATCTCATATAAAGTGAGTTTACAAGTGAATTGATGATAACAGTCAAGGGATGACCTGATGGATTAGTTCCGAAAAACTCCACAAGATCTCCCGAGATATTACACACCGAAAAAGCAGTATCTTCACCAATACACATAATTCGGAGCAAAGTCTCATCATCAAAACCAGCAGTACGATAAATTTCGACAATGATTTCAAACGCTGCTAATATAAAATCAGCTAACATTCTCTTGTCATATTTACCGTAATCACCAGCAACCATGCGATCAGCCCCAAATGATGTGAGATACTCATAAATGATACCCCACTCCATGGACTGACACACAGTTCCCGGCCCAGCTTCAAATACAAATTTATTTTTCTGAAGCAATCGCACGAAAGAAAGTAAATTCTTTCTTACGACTAGACTCCAATCTATTGGTGCACCAGTAAAAAGACGAGTCTTTCCAATTTTGCACTTCTTGAGTAATGTCGCTTCATCTTTAAGATGTCCCGTGAAGACAGGATATACACGCTTACCTTGAGAGTATTTACTCTCAATATTGCGTACACGTTCCCAAATCTCTTCACCAAAATTGACTCCTTCAGGATATTTCTCCGAAGGTTCAGGTTTGAGATATTTCTTCTTGGTAGTACACCAAGGGAATCCCATCGATGTGTTCGTTGCGATTCGATCAATAAACTTAACACCAGGCAAGCCATTAACAGTAGCTGTATCGCTCAAAATCACCAACTCTTTCTCCCAATCTTTAGGTAGTCCCTCAAGAATATCTTTAAGAAACCCTTCCTTAGCTTTACGGAGTGTAAGACGATCATAAGTGACATTTGGTTTAACCATTTCGACGACATTGTTGCGCCACGGAACCCAACCATTCATAACTGGTTTATCATACTTGACTTCAGTTTTGTAATGATCGAGCATTTCACGTTGCAATGGTGTAGCCGTCACAGAGCTCTTTGGTCTTGGTCTGAAACCAAGAATAGAACCATACACATTCACTGTGCCTTGTTCAATATATCTAAAAAGACTCTTGTGATGAATAGGACCCAATGTGACTTCACGATCTTCACATGCAAATGATGGTGCTTCACCAGCTTGAACAATCGGACGTGTAGAAATGTGAGTTTGTTGCTCCAATTTCTTTAGCTCATCCAACTGCACAGACAGTATACCTGTAAAGTGTCCTTTGCCAAGGAAATGCAAACCAACAATAATTGGACCACGAGGCGTGATAGAAACACATAATGATCCACACATTCCAACCGCTGTTTCCACATCTGATTTTCCATAATGGATATCATATTTACCAGACATGGTTTCAACTGGAATTTGATTCATACGTGTAAGACCGAAAACATTACGTTTTGACACGCTACCATCAACTTCACGCATGAATGCCACACAGGAAGTTGGATCAATGGATTGATTAACCCAAAATGTAGTAATGTCCTTAAATGGTGGAATACTATCCACATCAAAAATACACACATCAGAGGTACTGCTAAAAGCAATATCCCGACGCTTAATTTGAATTTTGATATTGGAATTCACACCATTCAAAGAACCTGAACGAATAATTTCGACAGTGTAATTATCACCAGTCTCTTTAAAAGCATGACCATTGGTCACGCAACGGTGACCTTTAATGAAAACACCACGCATAATACGTGTTGTTAATTCACCATCAACTTTAATGCGTAACAAAACGCAATTTTTACTGAAAAGATCACGAATTTGATCCACACTAGCACCTACTAAAGAAGTACTCGCTTTAGGAACATCGAAAGTGGTAAGTTCAATCGTAGGATTATACCACACATTGGAACTTGTTTCTTTCTCCAATTGTTCTTCAGTAGTACCATGCAGATTACCCTGCACTATCAAATTCTCATCAAGAGATTCATCCACTGATGACGCATGTTGTGACGAGTTATACTTCGCAGTTTTTCCCTCCTTCTCCTTTACAACTCCATTTTTGGAATTAACTCCAAAAATATAGTAAGCTCCGAATAAGAGGGACAAAACAGATAAAGCTGCACACAATTTCCCAGTATGTTGAGACCGTTTAAATTCAATAAAACGCCCGTAGAAAGCAATCACCTTGGATTCATGTCCAAGACGATTAACAATTCGAAAGGCGCACGATCTTAAAAACCGCGTGGTGACCATATAGTCCAACATCTTCCAAAAAATCATGTAGCCAAACAACCAATTAAGGATGTTATTAAACATTAGGAAGGAAGTATACCATGCAGCATCAAACGATTGAATACTAACACACTCATCATGAGGCAGTGGCATCAAACAATTGCGACAGACCTCGATTTTTTGCATATCAATATCTGAGCTCATAGCTCGAGCTTGGTTCTTTTTATGCTGTTTGCATGCCAAACCAAAATGTTGTAAAAATTCTTTAACATTATTAAAAATTTTCACAACTTCCAAATCAGCCATTTCACGATCGTATTGCAAACGTGGGACGATTGTCTTCACAGTTATTTCCCATAAATCTGGGAATGAACCATCCTCTATCTTGATTTTTTGAGGATCAATAAAAGATTGGTTGGCATGTAAAAACTCATCTTTTGGCCTGAGTGAAATCACATATGGCAAGCGCCGACGAACGGCAAGTGGACACCAAAAATATTCCTGTGCATTCAAGGTTTCGCAATTTGTAGTTGCAATAACCAATTCTGCCAAAACGGGTGTCTTGCCTTTGTCCTCTAAAGCAGCTTGCGGAGGAACGTAAGGCACATTGTTGACAACATTCAACAAATCTTGTAAAGTTGAATCGATATCCGCACTCTTACTAGGATGTTTAAAAGCAATATCATCCAATTGGATGCACCATTTGCTGGTATCAAAATTACTCCAATATTCATCCATTGGATTCCGAACATAACGAAAATCATCACCACGCTCTAAATCAAACAAGCTACCATAATAATTGAACAGCATCTTAGTAAATGCTGATTTGGCAATACTTGAATGTCCAGACACTAAAACACCCATTGGTTGAGCACGCTCTTTCATAGCTGCTCTTCGGGTGATCTCAGTATTTGATAACATTTGTAATGTATTCAATTTCCGAGCAATCAATGTGGCTTCTATACCACTTGACATCTTCAAATATTTGCAATAAGCTTGTCCTTGTTCACACAAATCACGTAAATCCGCGATATATGAAAAATAAGATGTATCATGTGCTTGCAAATTACCCGTAAAAGGTGCCAGGTTAATGATTCTATCTGCTTCTTTCAACCATTTGGTGTAACGCCCACTAGAATGGACGAAAGAAGTAATGTCGCCTGTGATAGAATATTCATGAATTCTTTCAGCAACAAACAAAACAGTATCAATAACGCAAACGTAAAAATTTTTCTTGGAAGAAAAAGCACTCAAAAGAGCACGTTGTTCCATCTTTGAATAATCTTCATCGTTCAACTCAATCCCAAAATATTTGAGATAACCTTGAGTCAAAAGATAACTGTACAAACTAACCAATTTCTTGGAAAGTTCACTTTCAGTAACGTTTGTAATTCCATCAAAAGCTTGACGGAAAAATTTGAGTGTATCACCCACATCAAGAGATTGCACTTCTGTTTGAAACAGACGTGAAATCACTTTATCAATGTCTGTTGACAAAACCTCACCCGTAAATAGGCGATAAGCCATTTGTGTTAAGCAATAGTATTCACCAATGCTCTCACACTTGCGAGAAAAAGTTCTCAAGATTGAAAAATTTTCAATCTGTTTAATGATCCAACGTTGGTCAACGCCCAAAGGTGGCATTTTTTCTAGACCTTTCAATATATGCTGAATCATTGTATTGATGGCGCTCTCTCGAGCTTCTTCATCATAGGATTGCACATCCATTTGAGCATGTGCATCCTTAACAAGCTGAGTCTTTTTAAAACTCACTTGTGTTGGTGCAGTTTCTGCAATAACCATGCGTTCACATTCCTGCACAATTTTGTAAGGTGGAAGAATAGGTTCACCTCCTCCCAATAATTGTGGGAACTCAACTGTTACACTCCCATAATTAGGAATGCAATAATCACTGATTAAGCGACCACGTAAAAGTGGTTTACAACCATACATGATATAAACATGACCAGATAGAAGAGTGCGATAACGCACCCATAAATCAATCTTATCATATAATTCATCAGTGGTTCGATCAGTAAGTGTAACCATATACGAACCTCCCAAAAAGGAGACTTGTAAATGTAGTTTAGTGTCATCAGTGACACAAACTTTATTATTACCCATCTTTTTTGAAAAAAATGATGGAAAAAAGCTTTTGGTAGAATTCTTTGTTTCAAGTTTGTACATTTGGATTCACCGGATTCATCAATCTATAGATGTGGAGCTGCTCCTAGAAACTCTCCATTGCTGTATTTGTCATCGCGTGCGTAACTAACCTTACGCGATCAAGTCTTACCATTCTCATATTCCGTGTTAGAACTAGGCTAGCTATGACATGTCTTACCAAACGACATGCCAATATTGCTACTCGTAATGTCACAGAGTTTCTGGAATGTATCAGACTACCAACGTAATTGACGTTGTCTTTCTAGACACAATAACACATAAACTCGTACTGGAGTCATTTCAGGGATGTTTCATTTTCCCTTACTCAGATCCAAAGTAAATGCGATTTATACATTTTGGTTTTCTGTCAGAAGTATTCATAAACTGACTTTTGCGAAATTAAGTTGATGATTCTACCAGAATCAAACGAAATCTCTAATACGATATAAAATCGTGTAGGATATTGATTTTGAAAATCAATAAACATAATAAACCCAATAGGGAGTTAAAAGTGTTGTGTTTTCTTTTTTGTTTTATTTTACTCCAAAAAAGGAAAAAGTTATCGCTTGTTTAAACAACCGCTACTATCACTTTCAGTGTTCTATGTTGTGATGGCACCTACACACTTTCACTAAGAAACACTGATGGACCCACTTCACGTTACGTCTTCAATGTTTATCTATTTCACTTGGAAAGTCTTCCTGGTACCTTAAAGGCCCTCTAGTTATCCTTGTGATTGAACTTGGCCTCAAATTGGTATCGTTTAAACATTTCGATCATCTCAGATCCCGGGGTTTGAAAACCCGTTGTTCATAAAATGCGCATAAATATG